AAGTGGCTGCCCAGCCCCAAGCAAGAGCGCCTTATGCGCCGCCTGATCGCAGAACAGCGGGCGGATGACCAAGCGCTGTTGGATGGCGAGAGCGCCCTGATCGAGAGGGATTGAAGAAAGAAGGAAGCCCGCCGTTGGCGCGGCGGGCCGAGTGCACGGGACGGTTCAGACGGTGGCCGGGCACGGGAAGAGCATACCACGGGGTGGGGCCAGATGCAAAGGGCAGTCCGAACGACCGAAGCCCGGCCCCCCGCACAGCGTTCGCGTGCGGCAAGTAGCGGTCAACTCTCTGGCGAGGACGCGCGCACAGAGAGGCCCTAAGCGGCGGCCCGGCTCCGGCCAGCAAGATCGCGGTGGGCATAGGGACAGCCACGGCCAAGCGCTGTGGGCTGTCGCCCTATGCCCATCACAACAGCCCTCACCATCCAGCAGGGATGGAAGAACAGAAGAACGGTTGAGTTGAGATGAAGGAAGGCAGCACGATGAACCGCACCACGGCAGCCATGGCCGACCTGTTCGGCGCATCTGGTCCCAATGCCCAAGGTTCGATGGCGGCGGGAACCGTCGGTCGGACTCTTCCTCTCTCACTCCTGCCAAAAATCCGGGGAAAATCGCAGGCGGTGCGCGCTATCCAGTTTTTGGGGCTTTTGTGCGTTCCTGAGGGGAAAAAGGCCGGAAAATCCCTGAAACTGGCTGATTTTCAGCGGAAATTCGTAAAAGGCGCCCTTGCCAAGAATATCATGGTGGGCGTCCTGTCCATCGGGCGCGGCAATGCCAAAACCGCCCTCTCTGCCGGTCTGGCGCTGGCCGAGCTGGTCGGCGCGCTTGAGGAAAAGCCCCAGCCGAAGCGGGAAATCATTCTCGCAGCCCGGAATCGGGATCAGGCCAGGACCGCGTTCAACTTCCTTCTCGGCTACATCCAAGGGATGCCGGATGCTGACCGGGGGCAGTTCATCATCCGGCGCGGCTCCAAGCTGGAAGTGGAATTTGAGGGAAATGGCGGCGGGCTGGCCCGCGTCATCGCAGCCGATGGCAAGTCCATTCTTGGCGGTGCCCCGACCCTTGCCATCATGGACGAACGGGCGGCTTGGGAGCGCGAGAAAGGGGACAGTCTGGAGAATGCCATCCTGTCGGGCCTCGGCAAGCGGGACGGCCGGGCGCTGATCATTTCCACCTCGGCGCCCGATGATGCCAACACCTTCTCGCGCTGGCTGGATGATCCACCCCCCGGCACCTATGTGCAGGAACACCGCCCGCCGTTCGGGCTTCCTGCCGATGATCTGGAAAGCCTGCTGATCGCCAATCCCGGCGCGAAGGAAGGCATCGGCGCGGCGCCGGAATGGCTGGTGTCGCAGGCGCAGCGGGCAATCGCCCGTGGCGGTTCTGCCCTGTCCAGCTTCCGCAACCTGAATCGCAATGAACGGGTTTCGACCGAAGATCGGTCGGTGCTGATCACGGTTGACGAATGGATGTCGGCCGAGGTGGCGCCCGATGATCTGCCCGAGCGTTCCGGCCCCTGCGTGCTGGGCGTGGATCTGGGCGGCAGTCGCAGCATGTCGGCGGCAGCGTTCTACTGGCCGGATACCGGGCGGCTGGAAGCCCTCGGGACCTTCCCGGCAACCCCGTCTCTGGCGGATCGCGGCGCATCCGATGGCGTGAACGACCGATACTGTCAGATGCAGGAGCGCGGCGAACTGTCCGTGCTGGGGGAGGCCACGGTGCCCCCCGGCCCATGGCTGGCGCGGATCGTGCAACATCTGGACGGCATCATCCCGGATTGCATCGTGGGCGACCGCTACCGCCATGCGGAATTTGTCGAGGCGGTGAACAGTGCAGGCCTCGGCCGGGTTCCGTTTATCTGGCGCGGCTTCGGCTGGAAGGATGGCAGCGAGGATATTGAGCGGTTCCGCCGCGCGCTGTTCGACGGCGAAGTGAGGGTGGCGCCTTCCATGCTTCTACGCTTCGCCTTCTCTGACGCAATCACGCTGGTGGACCCGGCAGGAAATCACAAGCTGGCGAAGGCGCGCAGCCTCGGGCGGATCGACGCGGCGGCGGCGGCGGTTCTGGCCGTCGCACAAGGCGCAAGGATGAAAGCGGCCCCGGCCCGGAAGGCGAGGGCGCTATGGCTGTGAACCGTAGGGAGCACGCCCGCCATTCGAAGCGCGTCACGTCCACCAGGCGCTGGCAGGTTCTGCGGCAACAGATCCTTGAGCGGGATGGCTGGAAATGCCGGTGCTGCGGCGAGCGGCGGCGGCTGGAGGTGGACCACATCAAGCCGGTGCGGACGCACCCGGAATTGGCCTTCGATCCGCGCAACCTGCAAGCCCTGTGCGGCCCCTGTCACACCCGAAAGACCCGCATCGAATGCGGTCACAAAGAGAAATCCCCCGAGCGCAAGGCTTGGGCCGATGCCGTCGCCTCTCTGGCGGCGGAACCTGCAACCCTATCGAGCAATGAGGTATGACCATGCTTGACTCTGTGAAGATTGCCCGGCGCCAGTCGGAGATCCGCCAAGCCCTTGCGGGCCTTGTCGGCAAGACCGATGCGACCGCCGATGAACTGCGCCAGATGGAGGCGCTGGACGTTGAATACCGGCAGAACGAAACCCGCTATCGGGCGGCGCTGGTGGCCGAGGATACCGAACGCCGCGAGGCCGGGGCCGATCTGGAAACCCGTTCCAGCCGCGAAATGGCCGATCTGATGGCGCGCTTCGAATTGCGCCAGGTGGTGCTGTCGCTGGACGAAGGCCGGGCGCTGGACGGCGCGACCGCCGAAATCGTGTCGGAGCTGCGTTCGGCGGGCGGCTTCCGGGGCGTGCCGGTGCCGTGGGCGGCGCTGGAACAGCGGGCCGGGGAAACCGTGGCCTCGGGCACCCCGAACCCGGTGCAGACCCGCCCCATCATCGACCGGCTGTTTCCGGCTTCGGTGGCGGGCCGCATGGGCGCGCAGATGATCACCATCGACTCGGGCGCGGTGGAATGGCCGGTGACGACTTCGGCGGTCACGGCGGGCTGGGCCGATGGCGAAACCGCCAATGTCGCGGGGCCGACCGCCTACGCCACGACCGACCGCGCGCTGTCGCCTGACCATAACCTCGGGGTGCAGATGCGGATCACCCGCAAGACCCTGAAACAGTCTGGCGATGCGCTGGAGGCTGCCATTCGCCGCGACATGAATGGCGCCATGCAGTCGGAACTGGACAAGGCCATTTTCCTCGGCACCGGGGCGAACGGGCAGCCCTTGGGCGTCATCACCGGGGCCGCGACCTATGGCATCACCAGCACGGCGGTTGCGGCTGCGGCGACGTGGGGCGCCTTCCGCGCGGCGGTGGTGCGCTTCATGGCCGCGAATGCCGCGAACGGGCCGGGCGACGTGAAGGCGCTGATCCGCCCCGAAGTCTGGGACTTCATGGATGACGCGGAAGCCTTCACCGGCACGGGCGTCACCGAATGGGCGCGCATGGCGGCGCAACTGGGCGAGATTGTGCAGTCGTCGAATGCGCTGGCGGCACCGGCTGGCGATCCGCTTGCAACTTCGGCCCTGCTGACCACCAGCGCGGGCGGCGTGGCGCCGGTGTTCGTCGGCCTCTGGGGTGCGGTGGACCTGATCCGCGATCCGTTCAGCGACGCACAGGCGGGCGGGCTGCGCATCACGGCGCTGGCGACGGCGGATGTGACCGTGGCGCGGGCCTCGCAGCTGCAACTGCTGACCGGCGTGCAGGTGGCGTGATGCTCTGGGGCGGCAACCTCGGCGCGCTGGAACTTCGCAGCGAGGGCGGGGCAACCCGCCTTCGGGCGACCTTCCCCTATGGCGCGGAAACCGAACTGGCACCGGGGCGGCGCGAGGTTATCGCCCCTCGGGCCTTCGCGGGCCGGATCGAGGCGGGCGGCGAAATCCACCTGCTTTCCGGTCACGACTTCAACAAGCCCCTCGCCAGCACGGCGGCGGGCACCCTGACCCTGCGCGATACCGCCACGGCGCTGGAACTGGACGCCACGATTGACGGGGCGACGACCTGGGCGCGGGACTTCCTTGCCGCCCATGCGGCGGGGCTGATCCGGGGCCTTTCCCCCGGCTTCCGCGTCACCCCGGCAGGCGAGCGGATCGAGCGGCGCGGGCAGGATCTTCTGCGCACCGTCACCTCGGCCGACCTGTTCGAACTCTCGGCCGTCACCCGCCCCGCCTATCCCGCCGCACAGATCGAGGCGCGGGCATGGGAGGCGGCAGACGGCATTCCGCCCTGTCCCGAGGATTGGCAGCGGTTCGCGCAATGCTTCAGCCGCTGGAGGGCCTGACATGGGCATCATGGATATTTTCCGCCGCAAGGCTGCCATCGAAACCCGGTCGAGCGGCACCGGCTACACCGCCCAGCTCGTCGCGGCGCGGCAGGGCTATATCAGCGGCGCCTCGGGGCTGGCCGAACTGACAGCCGCGGTGCAGGGGTCCGTCACGTTGTGGGAAGGCGGCTTTGCCCTTGCCGATGTGCGCGGCACCGATCTGCTGTCGCGGCACATCATGGCGCTGACCGCGCGGGCGCTGGCCTTGCGGGGCGAGGCGGTGTTTCTGATCCGGGACAGGCTTGTCCCGGCGACCGATTGGGACATTACCACCCGCGACGGGCTGCCCCGCGCCTATCGGCTGCAAATCCCCGAGGTGAGCGGCGGCCGCGCCGAAACCGCGCTGGCGGCCGAGGTGCTGCACTTCCGCATCGGCTGCGATTCGGTCACGCCTTGGGCGGGGTCTGCCCCGCTGCGGCGGTCCCGGCTTTCGGCCCAGCTGCTGCACGAACTGGAATCGGCCCTGCGCGACGTGTTCCGCGATGCCCCCTTGGGGTCGCAGATCATCCCCGTGCCCGAAGGCGCCTCGGAAGATATGGCAAGCCTGCGGGCGGGGTTCCATGGCCGGCGCGGTGCGGCGCTGGTGATCGAGGGCGTGGCGCAGGCGGTGGGCGCCGGGATGCACCCGCAACTCGGCAAGGCGCCGGATCAGCTTTCGCCCGACCTGTCGCGCACCTTGGCCGATACCCTGCTGACCAATGCCAAAGGCGCGGTGTTTTCCGCCTTCGGCATCCTGCCCGGCCTGCAAAACCCGGCGACCACCGGCCCCATGGTTCGCGAGGCGCAGCGGCATCTGGCGCAGCTGGTGCTGCAACCCATGGCGATGATCATGGCCGAGGAAGCCACCACCAAGCTGGGCGGGCCGGTGTCGATCGACGTTGTGCGGCCGATGCAGGCCTTCGACGCGGGCGGCAAGGCGCGGGCGCTGGCCACCATGGTCGCGGCGCTGGCGCAGGCGAAGGAAGCCGGGATCGAGGGCGCAACCTTGCAGGATGCCTTGGCCTTCATCGACTGGGCCGACGAATAGGGCAGGATGGCCCGGCGCTTACCGTGGTGGCGCCAATCATCCCCGTTACTCGGTGAGTGGGTAAACCCCGAGAGAGCGCGGCCCGACAACAGCTCGTCAGGCGCGGCGCTCAACAAGCCTTTATGCAGGTTGTTCTATGGCGGGGAGGTTATCCTCCCCGCTTTGTCTTAACCGTCAGAGGCAAAGATACAGGTGTTCCGAAACATAGGTATTGGGATTGGTGGTGGTCGAGGCATACTCTGCGCGTTTGCCAGTCTTGGCGCAGATCCGGCTGGCCTCGGCTTGCGTCTTTGCTTGTGCTTCTTCCGCAGATGCCAGACTCGAAGCCTGAATTTTCACGCTGGCGCCGTTGTAGTCCGAGACGACGGGATTCGCCGGAACGCAAGCAGATGCAATAAGTGCCGTGGCCAGCAACGCATAGAACTTTGTCATCATTTCTCCTGTAGGAATGCTAAAGCACGACGCATCATACCGCCATCACGGGAGCGTGAGTCAACTATGCCGCGATCTCTTATTGCGTGCGCTGTTGTTCAATCAGTCCACGGATGAACCCCGGCCGCGAAGGCTCGGGATAGCGCACCGCGTATCTAGCCTTCCGCATAAG